CTTTAAATAAATTATATACCCTTCCCTGCCCCTCTCATTGAGATGTTGGAAAACTTATCTGTCTATTCAGCTAAAATTCCTGCATGTTGGTGCAAGACCTAAGTATTCCATCTTTGGGAAGTGCGCAGCCTGAACACATCAGTACCGCACCCTCTAACTTTTGAGGGATTTCATGATCAACCCTAGTAGGGGTAGAGCCAGACCAAGTTGGCATATTCCTACCGTGGCTTAACAAAATTTCGGGTTGTTAATTTCCGGTGGCTAGGTGGCAACAACTGTTCAAGCTACAGCTATTGCAACCTATGTCTGAATGGCTTTGCCCCACAAGCAAATTAGACGCCATTGGATGTCTGAATTAACGCAGTTCTCAGTCCTGCCAGGGACCTTAACTTTCAAAATAGGCATTCTCAAATAGGGGGGAGAGTTGAACATCAAGCCTCCATGGCCCACGAACGCGCTTACTAGTGTGGTGACTACAGTTTACTTCTCGGAGATTAGCTGGTACTTATATGCATATCATCGTACTATATTCCGACTACCTACATACCCGCTTTACACGGCGCATCACCTCCTACCCATCAACCTTCATCAACACATTTTCAAACCGTTTCATACGTTGTTCCCATGGTATGTTCACAAATCATAACGAAACTCAAACCTTGTCCTACCTGACCTACCGTCAAACTCATCCTGGAACGAGGGAATAGTTTAATATTTTATTTGCCAAAACTTTAATGCAACTTCTAACAGTAAAAAGGAACAATGTCGCCATTGCAGGAAACCACTACAGGTTTCTTATTATCGTGGAACAAAAGTCAAAGATTATTATGTTCAATATGGGATTATTTAAGTAGTTGCTAACGTAGCAGCAAAAGGACCAATATTAGCAATTGCAGATGTGATTGTTGTAGATCCTGCAGAAAAATCTAATATTGTCGTTTGACCCAACGCTGTAACAGTGAAATACAACACCATACTACCAACAGTGGAAGTACCTGAAGTTGCATTAAATAGCACAGCACCACTAAGATTAGATCCTGTGGTCTGGGTAGCTGTCCCGGTTATGGTTGCTGCGGTACCAGTAATACCTGTACCTTGAATTTGTACAACAACCATAAATTGCCCGACCGAACCCCAAGTGATGGTATTGTTGAGTGCAGTGAGGGGCAAACCTCCTGTTACAACAGGGACTGTTCCAAACAACGCTGTCTTGGAACTAGTACCACCACTGGTGATTTTTGCAGATCCTGCAAGAGCACTGGATGCTGTAGAAAATTGAGGAGTACGTAATAATGTTGTGTATTCCAGATAAACATGACCGATTGAAGTTGTGTCAGCACATCCTTCAGTTGCGATCAAAATATTACCCACATCAAAGGTCTTTATATCAGACCCAGAGGGTGCAGTCCCAGATCTTAAGTACCTTTCGATACCAAATTTCCGAAGATCATGCACAGGAGCCACATATTCGAGTTTCTCTCTCCAAACAGCAGCATCCACAGCCCCTTCATTGTTCATCATCTCCTGCACACTAACTGGCGCAGCGTCACTTGCATCAAAATCTACCGCTAACATAATTCTACCATTGGTAGAAGCACTCTTCATTGTATCAAAACATATTTTAAAACCTTCCTCTAGATATGATTCATATCTAGATGCTATCCCTGAAAGCCATGGAAAAGTTTGAGCTAATCCAGGGTTCAATGAGTAAGATGTGACAGCAAAAGCAACGGAACCAGGAACAGTAAATAGGTACTCACGATGTTTCACACGCACATCGCCATTCCCCATATACTGTTGTTTACCAGCAACTCGCTTTTCAGTTTTAGAATATGCCAATGAAGCACTACCACCACTAAAGGATCGAAGCATATCTCTTTGGACTTTTGAACGTACGTTTCTTTTACCCTGTCGTACAACAGGTCTCGACTCACCTTGGCGGAGCGGGCCGATAAAAGCTTGGGTATTATTGTTCTTTCGAGTCATTTTCCCTCAGAAGGGGTAGACTTCCGGAAAATCAGTGGGAACATGTTCCCATACTGGAACAAACCACTCATCCGGAAGATCTACACATCCTTCAATACTGAAAGACCAATTCACCAACAACGATTCAACACGAATTTGCTCTTGTACCGACATACCAAAAGCAACCTCAAACGACTCTCTAGCACAAATGCTAATTGGTTGTGGGTCCACACGTTCCAACGTATGGAGTCCGAGACCGCGCATTTCACGGCGAACGCGACTCATCAAAGAGCCGTCATACGGAAGTTCTAAGCCTTTAGACACACCGCAATTACGCAGTATGGCTAGTGCAAACTCCTGTAGAATGGGTACACCTAATCCAAGAACAAGTTCACAAAGCCCAATGCTATATAACAACTTAGCACGAGCACCAACTTGGTTAAAGTACTTGACACCCGTCATAGCACAACTAACTACCTTCCATGGATTACGGATGAACTTGTAATCTCCAGGTCGAAACTCTATGCATTGCGATTGACAAAACACAACATTTTCTAACTTGGAAGCAATGTTCTCTACCTTCATCTCATGGCCAAACTTCAAAAATTCAGATTTGAC